TGCGTGAAGACGCCTTCCTTGAGCTGAAAGCACCACTTGGCTGTGACCCTTATCAGAGGCGCAAAATGTACACAGCATGCAACATGGGCGACATAATCGAGGGGTGTTGGGCCCCCTCAGTGCATGCTAACTGCAACCACAACGAGATCGCTGCCCTACTTAAGCGATCTCTGGCTCCCACACCCACGGCCGATCCTGGCTCACGTCTCCCAGTTCTCCGGGTTTTCAAACGTTTAGGAGTTCTAGCACGGCGATGGGGCGGTCAAAGATGGAGCTACCTGGAAACGGCGCAATCTTATAGTGGACTCTTGCGCCGTAGATACATTGAAGCGGAAACGTCGCTCGCCGAAGAGCCTATCCAGGTGCGGGATAGCATACTAGGGGCGTTTCTGAAGGCAGAGAAGTTCGGGTACGGGAAGTATGGGAAACCTAGGATGATATTCCCGAGAAGTCCTAGGTACAACCTGGCTCTAGCTTCTTTTCTCAAGCCTTTTGAGCACTGGCTGTGGGGTTACCTCACAGGCAAAAGGCTTTTCAATGGGTCGAATACCAGGGTTGTGGCGAAGGGGCTGAACGGAGCTCGGCGCGCGAACCTCATCGTAAAGAAGTTCAAGTCCTTCGATGACTGCGTCGTGTTCGAGGTGGACGGAAGTGCCTTTGAGGCGCATGTGGATGTTTGGCAGCTGCAGCAGGAACACAGTGTGTATTTGGCGGCACACGCTGGGGACCGCGAACTAGCTTCATTGCTGGCGAGGCAGTTGGTCAACGAGGGGAACACTCCAGGGGGTGTCAAATTCTCGCGTGCAGGCGGAAGGGCGAGTGGAGACTTTAACACAGGCATGGGCAACACACTGATCATGCTTGCGGTGGTTATCGGCGTGCTTCGGCACATCAATGTACCGTTCGATACTCTAGCGGACGGCGATAACGCGTTAGTCTTCCTCAACCGAGGTGACGTTGCACGGGTTGTTGGTGAATTTGCCCCCCTGGCCCTCGAGTTTTCGGGCCATGAAATGGTCCTCGAACGTCCCGTGAGCCATATCGAAGGCATCAGGTTTGGTCAGAGTGCACCGGTAGAGCTGTCACCCGGAAGGTGGCAAATGGTGAGAGAGTGGTCTAAGGTCATTTCGCAGATGACCTCCAGTCACGCTCACTTGCAGCAGCCTGCGTTTGTGAAACCCTTTCTTAGGGGAGTAGCCCAGTGCGAGCTTGCTCTTAACGCGGGTGTACCTGTGATTCAGACCCTTGCCGAACGTCTCGTGCGCGTTACGGAGGGATCGAAAGCGGTAGATGGCCACTTCTACCGTGATTACGAGGTTTTGGGTGTTGGGGATGACGAGCGCCGTTCAGCGCGGTTTGTGGAGCCAACGAACTTGGCCAGGGAGAGTTTTTGTCGGGCTTTCGGGTTGGAGGCCGAAGCTCAGCTGTTAGTGGAGAGGGACCTCTGGGGGCTCGATCTTAGGGTAGGGCCCTGGTCACCAGAGGATTCTCCTTGGCAGTATGACGATTTACTCTCGTCCCGACCTGGCTTGGTCGACAAGTTCCACAGTGTAAAGCACTAGTGCCCACTAGTGTACTCACCTAACCCGGGGTGTTAATCGGGCGTTGAGTGATGCGGTGTGACTTCGCTGCTAGGGTCCAGGAGGTGGGCTCTTGCTGCACCCGTCGGAGGCCCCACCTTCAGTGGGTTTAATGGGATTACGGTAAGTGGGCCGACAGGGTAATGCCCTAGTGGTTGAAGTTATTTCAGGCCGGGTTAAGGATGGCAAACGGTACCCAGAGTTCTAGAGAACCATTTAGGGGTTTCCGGTTGTGTTTCCACGTAAAGGGAAAGCCAG